ACTACTGCTGGTAAGTTTGACCTCGACACCGATTCAAACGGTCGTTGGATGGTTGAGAAGTTCAAGGGACTTATGTTCCAGATTGAGCGTGAAGCTAACGCGATTGCGAAAGCAACTCGTCGTGGTAAGGGTAACATCATCCTTTGCTCTTCAGACGTAGCGTCTGCATTGCAAATGGCTGGTATGCTCGACTACACGCCTGCTCTTAACAGCAACAACCTGAACCCAGATGATACTGGAAACACATTCGTAGGTGTACTGAATGGTCGCTTCCGTGTATACATCGATCCTTATGCAGCTAACAACTACTTGACAGTTGGCTACAAGGGTTCTTCAGCGTTCGACGCTGGTGTGTTCTACTGCCCATACGTACCACTGCAGATGGTTCGTGCGGTTGGAGAAGATACATTCCAGCCTAAGATCGGCTTCAAGACTCGTTATGGCATGATTGCTAACCCATTTGCACGTGGAACAGCAGCAGGCCAAGATCAGTCAGTCGGTGCTGCTGATAGCAACGAGTACTACAGAAAAGTTCTTGTTTCTAACTTGTTGTAATAATAAGATCTGGATTAACCAGACCTGGGGGGCGCCGCAAGGCGCCCTTTTTTTGTATAATAAATAGTTGACAGAATGTTTTGTTTGGAGTAACCTATGACGAATCCGTCAAACCTAAACTTTCTATCACCTTTAAATTTTCAGTTTGCGATCAAGAAAGCACCAACTGTAAACTTCTTTTGTACAGAAGTTAACCTGCCCGGCATTACACTTGGTGAGGTAGAGCAAGAGACACCTCTTGTCCGAATCCCAATTCCTGGAGATCATTTGTCCTTCAATGAATTGACCATTACCTTCAATGTCGACGAAGATATGAAGAATTACAAGGAGATGTATGATTGGTTAATCAACGTTGGCTTCCCTGAGTCTTTTGATCAATATGCTATACAGCCAAACGATGCAATTTATACTGATTGTTCGTTAGTTGTTCTTTCTAGCAAGTTGAACCCTGTTGCTCAGATCGACTTTCGATCAGCGTTTGTTACTGCATTGAGCGACCTTCAATTTTCAACAAGAGAATCAGATGTTGCTTACATACAATGCACAGCTTCACTTAGGTATAAATTATATACTATCACCACGTTGAACTAAGATCAAAAGTAAGGTATCATAATGGGAAAAGGATTGGTAGATGGCTATCTCGCAGGCCACGATGATGTAACTCATACAGATGAAGGAGTGATAGATTATCTGTTAGGTAGGTTCAACATTAATTCAATGTTGGACATAGGGTGCGGCCCAGGTGGGATGATTGATGTGGCTATCTCTAGGGGTTTAAATGTGCAAGGGGTAGATGGAGATTATACGCTACCTACTCGACCAGAAAGAACAATTCATGATTTTACAAAAGGACCGTGTGAAGGTCTAGGAACATATGATCTTGCGTGGTCAGTAGAATTTGTAGAGCATGTTCATCAACAATACATACCAAACTTTATGGATGCCTTTCAACGATGCAAGTATGTAGTAATGACTGCCGCCCCTCCAGGCACACCTGGTAACCATCATGTCAATTGCCAAGAGAAAGAATATTGGATTGATGTGTTCAAACAGTACGGATTTAAGTATAACGTATATGTCACAGAAGATGTTAAATCTAACTCATCCATGGGCAGGAACTTTATGATAGACAATGGCCTATTCTTTGAAAAATGATTATTGAGATATAAGAGTATATTATGACCCTTGACGAAATATTTGATGAGTTTGAAAAGGACTCGAAATTCGATCGAACAGAACTTGGTGATGAAAGCCTCAAGATCGCTAAGCTCCATGCTAAGTATTTTAGGATGTTCTCCAATGAACGTCTACGACTTAAATCAATGCAACAAAAATATAATGAGCTCCACAAAGCGAAATATGAATACTATATGGGAACATTGAGTGAGGAAGAACATCAATTGAGGGGATGGGAGCCAAATCCTTTAAGAATCCTTAAAGCAGACATCCCAATGTATCTGGATAGTGATAGTGACCTTGGCGGGATCAATATAAAGATCGACTATCAGAAAGAAAAGATCAATGCTCTTGAAGGAATCATTAAGCATCTCAATGCAAGAGGATTTCAGATTAAAGCAGCGATTGATTGGGAAAAGTTCAAGGCTGGGATTTGATAGAGATTACTAAAGTAGACGAAGTCTATATTCGTGTGACAGCTGAGGATGCAGGAGTAGAACAAGATCTTGCAGACTACTTTACGTTTGAAGTTCCTGGTGCAAAATTCATGCCATCAGTCAAGAATAGATACTGGGATGGTAAGATAAGGCTATATTCTACGCAGAAAAAGGTATTGTATAGCGGCCTGCTACAGTATGTGCAGGTATTTGCAGAAGAACGTGATATACCCGTTCATATTAAGTATACGCCTACGTTTAACGCTGTAGATTGGACCTTTGTAGAGAATTTAGACTTACCGTTCGATCCAAGAGACTATCAGAAAGATGCTGTAGAGGAATGTGTTAGTTACGGCAGATCTCTAATCTTGAGCCCTACCGCATCAGGTAAGTCATTGACAATCTACTTACTAACTCAGTATTATGACGGAAATAAATTAATCATCGTCCCCACAACATCTCTTGTCCATCAGATGGCGTCAGATTTTAAAGAGTATGGGTACCCAGATGATATTCATAAGATTATGTCTGGCCAAGATAAGACGGTGAGTCCAATCACAGTATCAACTTGGCAGTCAATCTATAAGATGCCGAAGCAATGGTTTAATCAGTTTGATGTGATTGTGGGTGACGAAGCCCATTTATTCAAAGCAAAGTCTTTGACGACAATTATGGCGAAGACAACAGATGTTCCATATAAGTTTGGATTTACAGGAACATTAGATGGCACACAAACACACCGACTCGTACTAGAAGGATTGTTTGGACCTGTTAAGAAGGTTGTATCGACAGCTGAGTTGATGGATAAGAATCAGCTTGCTACGCTGTCAATCAAATGTCTTGTACTGAAATATCCACAAGAGGTGTCTCGTATTGTGTCGAAAGCTAAGTACCAAGAGGAGATAACATTTCTTATCAACAACAAGCGACGAAACAAATTTATCGCTAACCTAGCTATCAGTCAACAAAAGAACACACTTGTTCTCTATGATCGTGTTGAAGATCATGGTGAAGTCTTGTATAATATGATCAAAGATATGATTGATGGCAGCATAGATAGAGAGCGTCAAGTGTTTTTTATTCATGGTGGTGTGGCAGGTACGGAGCGCGAAGAGGTACGATCAATTGTTGAAAATGAATCAGATTCAATCATTGTGGCATCTTATGGTACTTTTAGTACAGGCGTCAATATTCGTAATCTTCATACTGTTATATTTGGTAGTCCTTCCAAATCTCGCATACGTGTTCTTCAATCCATAGGCAGAGGTTTAAGGGTGTCTGATACTAAAGAAAAAGTGGTCTTGTATGACGTAGCTGATATGCTGAGCTACAATGATCGTAATAACCATACGTTAAACCATTTCTTAGAGCGAATGAAGTATTACAATGAAGAGCAATTCTCATATAAGATATACAACGTAGATATCAAGGGAAAGGACAATGTATAACATCTTCAAACTTTTTAATGGTGATGAGGTCATTGGAAAAATTAAGGGCGAGAGCGATCATTTTGTTACCGTTGAAGAACCGTTTATTATCATGTATGATTACGATGATACAGGAAAAAATTCCCATGTCACTATGTCTAAGTATATGCCATTTGGTGAAACTAATACGATTACAATTAGGAAGACACACATAACATCTTTGCAGCGCGCCAGTAAAGACGCAGCAGAGTATTATCAGACCTGCAAAAAAATGTTCGAGGCAGCTGATGATACTGGACAAGATTCTATGACTAAGGAAGAGTACCAAGAGTATGTTAAGATGTTTAACGCATCAAAGACACCAGGAGCAAACACATCAATACACTGAGAATAGAGAATGGCAAAGAAATCAAACCACTATGTGAACAACAAAGATTTATTAGCAGCGATGACGAAATACCGAGAAGGAGTACAAGCCGCTTTGGCAAGCGAAACACAGAAACCTCCAATCCCGGATTATGTTGGAGAGTGTCTGTTATTGATAGCTAATCGTCTTTCTAGGAAACCTAATTTTGTTAACTACAGCTACCGTGAAGAGATGATTAGTGATGGGATTGAAAACTGTATCAATTACATTGACAATTTTGATCCTGAGAAATCCCAGAATCCCTTTGCATACTTTACGCAAATCATCTACTACGCATTCTTGCGACGAATACAAAAAGAGAAGAAACAGCTGTACATTAAACATAAGGCATTAGAGGATGGATACTTGATGGATGTACTGCAAGGGGATGGTGATGAGTCCCCATTGAAAATATCTGTTGACAATCAGAGCGATTATATGATAGACTTCGTAGAAACATTTGAGTCAAATATTGAGAAGAGAAAGCAGGCAAGACGTAAAGGTGTCGAGCTGTTCTTCGATGAGGAATAAATGAAGATAGCATTAGTAACGGATACTCATTGGGGTATCCGTAATGATAGTCCTGTGTATGCGAAATACATAGGTAAGTTCTTTGAAGAGAAGTTCTGGCCGTACGTTGATGAACATAATATACAACAGATCATTCACTTAGGTGATGTGTTTGATCGCCGTAAGTATGTCAACTATCAGACCGCTCGTAACTTCCATAACGACTTCATGGAACCTGCGATGTATCGTAACATCGAACTTGATGTAATTATTGGCAACCATGACACATACTATAAGAACACAAACGATATTAACTCGATGCGTGAGTTGTATGGTCATGTTGAATGGGATAATCTAAGCATACATTGGGAACCCACAACAAAGCGGTTCAATGAGAACTGCGACATCCTATTGATGCCATGGATTTGTAAAGACAACTACGATCAGGCAATGCAAGAGATTCAAGATACTAAGGCTCAGATTTGCTTCGGACATCTTGAGTTAGATGGGTTTGAGATGATGCGTGGTCATGTAATTAACCATGGAATGAGTCCTAAGGTCTTTGATAAGTTTGACCTTGTGGCATCTGGTCACTATCATCATAAGTCTAATCGAGGTAATGTTCATTATCTTGGAACAGCATATGAGTTGTTCTGGTCTGACTGGAACGATCCAAAAGGCTTCCATGTGTTTGATACTGACACACGTGAGCTAGAGTTTATTCGTAATGACGATCTACTATTCCACAAGGTATGGTATAATGATGCAGACAAATCGATTGATGAGATCTTGGACGTAGACTTTGAGACATTTAAGGATCGCTACATCAAGGTGATTGTGAGCAATAAGTCTAATCCATATTGGTTTGACCTTTTTGCTGGAAAGTTGGATAATGCAAGTCCTGCGAATGTTCAAGTCGTCGATGATCATCTCAACCTTGATCTTGATGATGACTCTGACATTATTGATGAGGCAGAGGATACAATGACGATCCTCGGTAAGTATATTGAGTCACTAGACTCTAATGTTGAT